CAGTTATCCGGCGGGCAGGGACCGCGGCCGGAGGAACAATTTGAATGGATCCGTACCGCGCCAGTCGCGCCGAAAGATCAAGCGCATTACTGAAAAGCCTGGGCGACCGGGCTTTTTGGAATGCCTGTGCCGTGAGGTGCTTCAAACAGGCAGGGCATTTCCATGCGCTCATCCGTGAAACCAAGGAGATGCCCAGATAAAAAAGTGATTTAAAAAACTTACCTATCTAAAAGGATGTAACTGATGAAAACCTTTTTCAGTGTGCTGGTCGTAGCTGTCCTGGCCTTCCAGTCTCTTAACGCAAGTGCTGAAACCTCTCCTGTCGGTTCCTGGCAATTCGCTTACTACCATGTTCCGGGCGGTGGTTTTTATGCCAACCAAACGATCTGTTTCAAAGCAGACAATACCTGGTACTCGAGTTCGCAGGCCGGCTGGAAGGGCGCATGGTTCCAGAACGGGGACGATCTCCAATGGAATGGGAGTGTGCCAATGCCGGGTGCAGGGAGCGCCAACAATCTCGCGACCATTGCCATGGGTAAGTTAGTTGCCACAGGTTCGATGTCGGGTAACTACGCGGAATGGGCCGCACCCAGTGCGCTACCGCTGCCTTGGGACAGGCACTACACCTACACCATGACTTACAAAGGCGCGACCTGCGCTGCGCCAAAGTAATGTCATCCCTCCAATACCTGACAAAAGCTTGAACGCTATTGGTAACGACTTAATGGGTTGCATCGACCCACATCTCACTCACCTTCAAACAACTTACCCGCCCAATCTTAATCACCCCAGGAAACGAGTCATGACAAACGAGCAACAAGCGTTGCTGGACATGCCGATCTGGCTGGTCATCGCGCTCGCCCTGGTGGGTGGGGTGACTGGCGAGATGTGGCGTGCCGATAAAGAGGGCGCCCGTGGCTGGTCGCTGTTGCGGCGCCTGGCGCTGCGTTCCGGTGCCTGCATGATCTGCGGCGTCTCGGCGATCATGCTGTTGTACGCCATGGGCCTGTCGATCTGGGCTGCAGGTGCCTTTGGTTGCCTGACGGCGATGGCCGGCGCGGATGTGGCCATCGGGCTTTACGAACGCTGGGCCGCCAAGCGGATGGGCGTGAGTGAACTGCCGCCGCGCGATTCCCGTTCCGACCCACATTGATCCCTTGCTGGTGATCTTCGTGCCGCCATGAATAAAGGAGGCCTTGATGCCTGCCGTCCTCGAAAAACCATCGCAACTGTTCTTCGCCATTGCCCAGACGCTGCGCGCCATTTATCCCGCCTTGAAAGTCGGCAGTCCCCAGGAGTTCGACGGCACCGACGATCAACCCTGGGTGCTGATCGCCATTGAGCGCGATGCCCCCGGCCAGCGTGCCAACGACGGGCGTATCGCCCATGTCCTGACGGTTTCCCTGCAAGTGCTCATGGCCGTTCCAGGATGGGACGCCTGCGACTTGGCCGCAGAGCTGAAGCATCTGGTCATGGATAACCGCTGGGGGCTGTCCGGCGATCAATGCGATCTGCCGACGGAGCTCGATAGCCTCCCGTCCACGTTCATCCACCCGGCGCGGCAATACACCGCCTGGACCCTTTCCTTCAGCCAGACCCTGTACCTCGGGCCGACGCTGTTGGATGACCCGCTCGGTATTGCGAAGTTTGCCCGCACCTGGGAAGTCTCGAACATCGACGACCCGGACCAATACATCGCACTCGAGGGCTGAGCCATGTTTGATGCGCTGTTACGGATGCATCTGGGGCCGATCATCGAACGTCTGGCGCAGATGGAAACCGAATTGGAAGACTTGCATCGACGTGCGGAGAGTTTCTGCCGCATCGGCATTTGCCAGGAAGTCGACGCGGCCAGCAATACCTGCAAAGTCAGCCATGGCGGGCTGCTGACGCCGGCGATCCGCTTCTTCAACCCGAGCGCCGGCGCCCAGAGCGAGTCGCGGATTCCGTCCGTGGGCGAGCAATGCCTGTTGCTGAACCATGGCGGCGGCGACGGCGGTGGCCAAGCGGTCGCCTTGTTCGGCCTTAACGGCGGTCAGTTTCCGCCCGTCTCGACCCAGGCTTCGCTGACGCGTCGCCTCTATCAGGACGGCACGGAAAACGGCTACGACCACGCCAGCCATGTCCTGCACTGGCAGAACGGCCCGGCTGCATTCAGCGGTTCCCGCGAATCCCTGCAACTGAGCATCGGCCCATCAAGCCTGGTGATGACGCCGCAAACCATTGAACTAAAACTGGGCGCCGTCGGCATTCGCCTCGATGCCGCCGGTGTGCACCTGAGCGGCCCGGTGGTGGATCACCAGGGGCGCGTCATCAGTACCGCATAAGAGATTTCCTCATGATTGGAATCGATCGAAACACTGGCGCCACGGTGGACGACTGGCTGCAGTTCGTACAGCGCGCCACCCGGGCGTTGACCACGCCGTTGGGCACTCGCCAGAAGCGTCCTTTGTATGGCTGCGCTCTCACCCAGTTGCTCGGGCAGAACCTCGGCGACGACCTGCTGATCCTCGCCCAGAGCCACGCGGCCCAAGCGTTCTACAACCCCCATAACGGCATCGATGATTTCGAGCCGCAGGTCATCGTCGCCAATCGTCAAGGCGCCGGCTTGTTGTTGCGTTTCGCCGGCACCTGGAAAAACCGCAAACAGACGTTCGAGGTGGTGACATGAGCATGTTGATACCCGGCCAGAACCAACTGGCCGAACCGGCCATCGTCACCGTCGACGCGTTCGAGGACTTGCTCGCCGAGTTCAAGACCTTCGTCGTCGAGTACGTCGCCGCGCGCGCTCCCGCCAGCGCCGCCAAGCTGATAGATAGCCTCGAAAACGAAAGCGAACTGCTGACCCTGGCCCTGGAGGCGTTCTGTGTCCGGCTGCAAACCCACGAACGCAAATACAACGCCCGCATCAAGCAGATGTTGGCGTGGTGGGCCACTGGCACCAACCTCGACGCTCGCCTTGCGGACATGGGGCTCGAACGCCAGTTGCTCGACCCGGGCGACCCGGCGGCGTTCCCGCCCATCGCCCCGGTCTACGAGAGCGATGACGATGCGCGGCTGCGCTATTACCTGGCGCCCCACGCTCCGGCTGCGGGTTCGCGCATGCAATATCGGCGGGAGATTTTCACCCTGGGGCAACGTCCCGTGGTGAAAGTCGAGAACGCCTCGGCGGGCGTGGTGACGGTCACATACACCTTCGACCCGGACAGCTACGCCGGGCAGATCAAGGACGGCAACGGACGCCGCACCGCGCCCGGCGAAGTCACGGTCACGGTGCTGTCCCGCGACGGCGATGGCACGCCGTCCGAAGCATTGCTCGACGGCGTCCGCGAGCACTTCGCCCGGCCGGATGTACGGCCGGAGACCGACCGGGTCATCGTCCAACCCGCGCTGATCAAGAACTACAAGATCCGCGTCGTGGCGAAGATCAATCCCGGGCCTGACTCGGGCCTGACCCAGGTTGCCGCCCAGCAGCAACTGCAGGAATACGCCGAGGCCTGCCATCGCCTGGAAGGTCGAGTGGACCCGAGCTGGATCGACTACACGCTGCACAGCGCCGGCGCGGTTCAACTTGAAATCCTCGAACCGCTCCAGCCGATTGTGACAACGGCTTTCCAGGCGCCGTACTGCATGGGCGTCGAGGTCGGGGTGGATACGTTATGAATGACGACACACCTCGCCCGGGCCTGCTGCCGGTCAACAGCTCACCGTTGGAGCGAGCGCTGGATCTTGGCTTTGCCCAGTTGCTTGAGCGCATCGATCCGCCGTTTCCGGAGTTGATGAATCCGCAGGAAACGCCGTTGGCGTTCCTTCCGTATCTGGCGGCGGATCGTGGGGTCAAGGAATGGAGTACGGAGGCGGTCGAAGCCGAAAAACGCCTGACGGTTGAACTCGCATGGCCCACCGCGCGACAAGCCGGGACGCGAAAGGCGCTGGAAAACGCCGCCAAGGGTCTGCAACTGATGCCCGAAGTGCGCGCCTGGTATGAGCAGACACCACCGGGCCTGCCCTACAGTTTTTCCGTCAGGGCATTCACAGAACAGCCCTACAGCGAAACCATCGATGCCCGTCTCGACCGCCGCCTGGCCGACGCCAAAAGTGAGCGCGACATCTTGAACGTTTCGGTCGGCTTGAGTGCCTTCGGTCGTCACGTCATCGGCGCCGCCACGCTGTGCGGCGAGTTGACCACGGTTTACCCGATCGTCATCGAAGGCCTCGAAGCCTCGGGCAAGGCCTTCATGGCCGCCGCGCTCTACACCGTCGAAACCTCCACTATTTATCCACAGGGGTCCTAAATGGCCGACTACTACACCCTGCTCACCGATGCGGGGATCGCCTACGAAACCGCCTGCAAGGCGGCGGGCACACCGATCAAGCTGTCGCAGATTTCCGTCGGTGACGGCGGCGGTGCCGTCTACAACCCTGCGGCAACCGCGACGGCGCTCAAACGCGAAGTCTGGCGCGGGCCGCTCAATGCGCTGTTCCAGGATGAGAAAAATCCGAGTTGGTTGCTCGCTGAAGTCACCATTCCGCCTGACGTTGGCGGCTGGTATGTGCGTGAGGCCGGGATCTGGACCGATACCGGGATTCTTTACGCGGTCGTCAAATATCCGGAGTCGTTCAAACCGGTGTTGGCGACGTCCGGCTCGGGGAAAGAGTTTTACATCCGGTCGATTTTCGAGACGAGTAACGCTGAGCTGGTGACGCTGTTGATTGACGATACGGTGGTCAAGGCGACGCGGGCTTGGGTGATGAGCTATCTGGCTGATGAATTGGCCAAGCTCGATGGCAAGCAGTCGGTGCGTGTGGCGGCGACGGGTAATGTTGTTTTGAACGGTGCTCAGCAGATCGACGGGGTGGCAGTGGTCGCTGGCGATCGCGTCTTGTTGCCTTTTCAGACGCTAGCCAAGGACAACGGCATTTGGGTTGTGTCCAACAGCAGCTGGTTGCGGGCCCTCGATGCTAATAGCGGCGTCAAAGTTACTCCGAGCCTGACGGTAATGGTCGAAGAAGGGGGAACGAACGGTGATTCACTGTGGCATCTCACAACCAACGGAGCTATTACCCTGGGTACGACCGCGCTGACCTTTGAAATGCTCGCGGGCAGGACGGGCGTCCAACCGGGCAGCTACCGTGAGATGACCGTTGATAAGTATGGCCGAGCCGTCGCGGGTAGCAATCCGACCACAGTGGCAGGATACGGGCTAACCGATGTCTACACCAAGGCGCAAGTCGAAGCGTACGCACTGAGTGTTTCGGGTGATCGTGTGGGGGAAGTAACTCACTTCGCCATGGCCACACCACCGCCAGGATTTTTGAAGCGGAACGGGGCTGCAATATCGCGGACGATCTATGCTGCGCTATTCGCCAGAATAGGCACGCTCTACGGGGCAGGGGACGGTATAACAACGTTCAACTTGCCCGACTCTCGCGCTCATTTTGACCGCGCATTCGATGATGGACGCAATTTCGACCCGGGTCGTGCGTTCGGCAGCGGCCAGGCGAGTCAGAACGCTGCTCACGTCCATGCTGGTAGCGCGGCGGTAGCAGGCAGCCATACCCACTCGATCTGGATAAATCTGGACCGTGGGCCGGGAACAGATGGCAATGCGATCTGGGGCGACGAACCCTACTATGGATCTACGGGAGCACCGACGAGTGCCGCTGGTGACCACACCCACGCGATCACTATCGCGAGCTCCGGCGGCTCGGAAGCCCGACCACTCAACACGGCTTTTCTTGCGTGTATCAAATACTAATCAGCCCCATATTGGAGTTTTTGAAGATGTCAGACGAACGCGTGGCCGCGGAAGACGGAATGCCCTGGTGGCTCGCTGATGAGGTTGTACCTCCGACAATCTGTAATGTGCATCCAATCACCTGTGAGTTTATTGGCGTGGGTGTAGCGGACCCTAGTCCCTTGGAACCATTTACTTGGCTGATTCCTGCGCATGCCTATGAATGTGAGCAGCCAATATCGAAGCCAGGATACGTTGCAATCAAGGCCGCAGGCGACGGGTGGAAACTCGTTGCGGACCATCGTGGTATGACGGTCTACAGCACCGAAACGGGGGAGGCGCAAGTTTGGGACATATTGGGCGATTTGCCTGAGGGCTATACAAGCGAAGCGCCGGTGACCGAATTTGACACATGGCAGGACGACAAATGGAACTTTGATGAAATCGCCAGCGGAGAGGCTTCGAGGAGAAACGCGGCCAGGAAAAAACTGCTGTTGACTCAGTACAGCACAAACATGATCGCCACGTTGCAGAACGCCTTTGATCTGCAGATTGCCACTGAAGCGGAGATTGCTGACCTCAGGTCCTGGAAAATCTATGGTGTTGAGCTCAATCGCGTCGATATCGTGGGACGGCCACCTCAGGACGATGAATGGCCAGCCAGCCCGAACGATGCCTTGATGGCAGCGTGGCTGGAGGCCCAAGGCTTCGGCGAAGCTGCCACCCAAATCCGTAGCGCACGTGCATAACGCCCCGCACCGACGGGGCGTTTTTTTACCCATCCAACACCCAAAGCCCCTCCCCGAAGGGGCTTTTTCATATCCGGAGAAACCCAAATGGCACCACGCCAAACCTACACCGTGCTCCTCTCATTTCCCACCGGCGGTGGGCACTGGTCGAGCGTCGGCCAGGAACTCGATCTGCTCGACGTCGAGGCCAGCGCGTTGTTCAGCGCCGGTCGCCTGGAACTGAAGAAAACCGAGGCCGGCGAATCGGCTTCCGCATCCATCCCGG